AACGATAAAGGTATAGTTATATCCTGCTGCGGCAGTCGGCAGTGTTACCACAATACCTGCTGCCCTGTTCAGGGTATAAACTGTGCCTGAATCGGTTGATTCTACTGATTTGGTAGCAGATGTAATACTGCTGACATTAGAATAAGCAGAAAGATACCCAGTCGTGGTTATATTTCCACTGGAATCAATGTCCAGATTAGTTGTAATGACTCCAGTACCAGATGCTTTGCTGATTTGTTCAAAACCACCCTCCGATCTGACTGGTCCATTAAAGGTTGTATTTGCCATTATTTTTCTCCTGAAAAAAACCCTATCGTCTTGGCTTGTCTGCTAGGTCAGTCGATAGGTAATTTGTCCCTAGAAAGGTTGATGGGGGTTGAGTAAGAAACCCCCCCATCACAGGTTCCATTAAGCTCCTGACGAACCATACGCTCCCAAAGGGTCAGAAACGCCAAACGAATAGCGTTCCCTTGCTTTGTAGCGTACATTTCCAGTGTCGAAGTCACCATCCATACTCGTTTCCATAGCGGTTCTAACAAAATGTTTGAACCCATTTGGAATATCAGTAATGATAAACCACGCGTCTGTATCAGTCAGATAATGATTAACTGACCAACTTGGAATCACGCCCATTGATCTTAACGCATTAATGTCGTTGTCTGCGGTAGAAACCCGAAGTTCGGATTTTAGTACCCTTTGAGCAACAAACATTAAGTTAGGCGGTATGATCAACTTTCTAGGCTTGCCTGCAATAAGCAAACCACGTTCATCTGTCCACCCAGCTATTGATATAACAGCCGCTTCTAATGAAGTTTCGTTCATATCTGCTTGGGTTGACGGAGTGTTGGCATTGGTTCCACCAGAAACAAGAGGGTGAGAGGTGCTGAACAAGTCAACTCCATCACCTGAATCAAAAGATCCACCGCTAAATCCATTGTTAAATGGATTAACAGCTTTCACTTGTTTCGTGTAAGCCATAGCTCTGGCAAGTGCTTTCGTGTAGCGAGCAGAAAGAGAATCGTAAAGATTATCTTCCATTGCTTCTTCAGTAATAGCAAATCCCATTGCAATGGTTTCGTGGTTGTAACGAGCGGTAAATGATTCTTGGGCGTTATCATAGCTGATAGCCGACCCTTCATCTTTCACTGGAGCCGCATTGAATCCACTGAGTTTGACTTCTTCCTCGAAAGATCGATCCGAAGATTCAGACTCGTAGATGTCTGCGTGTTCATTCTCATACTTGGCGTACTCTAATCCGAATAACGCATTCAGTCCCGGCAGGAGTTCTTTTAGTAGCTGTGCTCTTGAAATAGCCATTTGCTAATCTCCTTATAGTCCTGTTGTGTTATCGTAAAGGTGCCCAACATTAAACTTGACGATAACATCTGTATAGCTATCCCCAACAGCCGAGTTCGGACCATCGATAAAATCGATGATACGAAGTGGTAGCGTGTTGGTTGTAGCTGTAGTAGATATATCTACAGTATTCTTGCTGGTACCAATAGAAGTAGAGCCTGCTGTTTGGGTAACCGCGCAATTACTTCCCAAAACGGTCTGTGCGGCAGTGCCATCACATTGCATTTGGAAAAGAATATTGGGGTCATCCATAACATAAGCCACAGCATCTGAAGCCGTTGTATCGGCAATCCACTGCTGGTTGAAGGTCAAATTTTTGGAATTTGGGTCGGTGTATTTACATCCGACAAAAATACCTACAGGGGTTAGAGTAGCGGTACCAGCATCTTTTTCTACTGTACCAGCAGCCACTAATTTAACGAAGTCACCATAAAAAATAGCAGTGTCGTAAGCACTTGCAATTTTAATATGACGAACTTTTCCTGTGAAAGAACCATTTGAACTCAGACCAGCCTGTGGCATAGCGCCATAAGGCGTTGCACTACTAGGCATAACTGTGCTCCTTAGTCACAAATTAAAATTATAACCACAAGAATTATTTCTTGCGATTACTCCCGAAAGTAACCCTTGACTGCCGTTCTGGCTCCAGCATCGGCATTCTTGGGTCATTCTCTCTTAGGTAATTATTGTCTATGCCCTGCATCTGTTGTGTAGCAACGTCTTGATAATAATCCTTACGCTGTTTCACAACTTCCTCTGGGCATTTACACAATAACAACCCTCCAACTTCAATTGATCCTTCCTCTGCCCAGCGTGAGTCCTGATCCGAAAGAATCTTCAGTTCAGGATGATCCTCAGCCTTGACGGGTTCCCACCCCTCTCGAAACCTGCTGGATACATTGGTGTTATCGGGGAAACCTACCATACTGGTACGAATCCATCGAAACACCCAACCATCCTCAGGTTCAGGGTCAGGAAGAATATTTGGTGGAGACCACGATTTTTTCCGCTCTGTGGTTTCACGGTTTTGCTCCCTTCTGGGAGTGCGCTCTTCAGACATTGCTCATATCCTTTATTAGTTGATTAGCATATTGCTGTGGTGTCAACCCAAGTCGCTTTGCGAGAGAAACTTGAGTAGCCGTTAACTGCACTTTGCGTGGTCTTGCACTGTTGTTGCGTGTAGCTGGTGCTACCACGGAACTCCGGGATGTCGTAGTAGGGGGCCGTCCCTTTTCCATCCCAAAGTAATCAGGAAATACTTCCTTCATGCGTGTGTCGATCCTTTCATAATAATCTTCCGATCTTGGATCAACGTCCTCTTGTCTAACCAGTTTTTCATGGACACCATAGGCAAAACTGGTCATTTCAGGTTCTGTTCCAAACCACTGGTTCTTGGCTTGCCAAGAAACCGCCTGCTCATCTGGCGGTGGCACCTGTGGTCGTTGTTGTGGCGTATATTGATTGGCATACTGTTGCTCCGCCACCATAGCATTGTAATTTTGTATGTCTTGAGCTGCTGCATCGCTAAATTGTTCTGCACTCGCAGCATCCATTGTCGCCTTTGTCAAAGCCTCTTGCGCAGCAACCATTTCGTCTGTGTTGCCTTGCTCGTAAGCACTTTTGTATGTTTGCTGGGCAGATTGTTTGGCAAACGCAGCCCTTTCTTCGGCTTGATGTCCCAAATATTGCTGTCCATCAACAATCAATGCGTTCAGGCGGTCATTTTCACCCTTGATCCTTTTGGCATAATTGATTGCCTCATCACGAAGCTGGGCAGACTGTTCCTTCTTTCTTCGTTCCTGATGAAAGTCGTACTTCAGTTTTTTAATTCGTTGTTTTGCCAGTTTGCCTACACCGGCTATTTCCTTATCAACAGCCGCGTAATCAATTTTGTCTTTTTGATTCTTTACCCGCTTGTCTACAGCAGGGGTATCATCGATAACTTCAATATCCAACTCACCTTGTTCAGCTTGGACTTCAATCTCTTCATTAGGTCTTTCAGTAACCTGTGACTTGATTCCCAAGAATCTTTCTTCAGCACTTGTTTCGCTCATATCTTCTCTACTCCCCGTGGATCATCGACTACCGCCTCAACATTGTCGTCATTGATAATACGAAACTCCTTGCCATGAATCCTGATGCGCGTTCCGCTATAAGCACGAAACATAACAAAATCGCCAATCTGACACCAAGGTCCGGTTGGAAATCTTATTTCATCCTTGTAGCAATCAGGTCCCATCCCAAGGACAAAACCGACTACAGTGGATACTTCTTCATATTGCAGGGTTTCCTGCGCCTTGAGAATGCCACCTTCAGTCTTTTCTTCCTTGTCAGGGATTGCAATCAGGATTCGATAGCCTGTAGGCTTTGGCAACTGGGTTGCCTGTTCTTGTTCAATATTGTCTTCAATATTAAGAGCGGTTTCCATTGTTCCTCTCTTTGCGCGGAAAAAAAAGGGTTTCCACGTTCCCCTTTAAATTCAGCATTCCTCGTCTATTTCTGGAGCATAAACAAAGAACACCAAATTAGAGTCGCTCTAGTTCCTCCACAATGTCAAGAAACTCACGCTCTGCGAGGGCTAACCCCTCGATTACACCTGTTTGATGTTTGTATTCATCAAAGTCGGTGCAGCTTCCAGTAGCAACATTATCAGCCCTGTCATTCATCAAGCCTCGTAATCTCGACTTGAATTTCTCGATCAGCGTATCGCCAATAAAATCACTTCTATCCATTATTATTACCAGATGTTATATCAGATGCAAGTTTAGCAGCAATCTCTGCTGCCTTGGTTGCTTCTTCACTGGTTATCTTCTCTCCTTTTACTTTTGCATCAATTACATCACTGATAAGTTTTTGTTCCAACCCAGACTCGGCAATTTTCTCCTGCGATTGAATCCTTTCAATCTCAATGGCATCTTTGGCTTGCGCTTTCTGCATATCAACCTGAGCCTTCATCTGGTCAGCCTGTGTTTTGCGTTGCACTTCGGCTTCCTTAATGTCCAGTTCACGCTTCTTGGCTTGTACCAGTGGGTCTTCCATTTGTTCCATGACCTTCTGTTGCTGGGCTTCCATCTGGTGTTTCTGCAACAATCTCTCGGCTGCCTCTGCGACCAGTGTGGACAGTCGTTTTTCAATGGTTTCAGGCAATGGCTCACCCAATGGTGGCAATTCTGTGCCCAATTCCATTTCAATTTCGGCTCTATACTTGAACGCCAGATGCTCACGGATATGGGCTTCGACTGCTGCCTGCAACTTTTTCATCCCCTCTGGATTGTTTTCACCCATTTGCGCGATCTCAGGGTCTTGCATAGCAGCCATGTGTATAGTAATGTGCGCTTCCTGATCCTGATACTCAAATGCTTTCACTGGTCTGCCATTCATCATATCCATATTCTCAGTGACAGGATCGGTTGGTACTCTCTCATCGTCAGGCGGAATAATCTTGTCGGCATCACGGATGCCCAAGGTATGCAACATTTGCCTGTGCAATTCTGGCAGGTTATACATTTCTGGCGACTGCGATGCCAATTGCAGTGCAGCCTGATATTGCATGATCCGTTGTGCCATTGTCGCTGAATTCGGATCAGAAACAGGCATCACATCAATGCGGTCATCAAAGTCTTCTATCTTGATTCCTGCTTCTGGTTCAACCTCATAGGGGTATTCAGGTGAGGTAAAGTCCTTGATCACCTTCACCAAAATGTTGAATTCCTGTCGCATCGAGGCATGAAGCCTCGCTTGGATCGCACTCATTACTTTCATCGTGCGTTCCAGAATTGCCAGTGTCGTACCCACTGGTGCTTCCTGTTTCATGTCGGCTACATTGAGATCGGAAGCACTGGTAAAACGCCTGCCTTCCTCGACAATGTTGCTCAATAACTGGTACAGGACTGTTGATGGTTCCTTGTATGGCAGGAACGCAATATTATCCCTGATCGCCCCACCGGGAACATCCACATCCCGAAACTCACCCGGCATGATCGGGGTGTCATCGCCCTTGATCCTCAATCCCCTTGATTTCAGACCACCGGGAAGATTTGACAAAGTGCCTGCATCCACCAGTTGCCTGAGCAAAGAGGTGGCTGATTTTGCCAATCCACCGATCAAATGCACCAGCCCAAAGCCATAAAATCCAACACCGGGCAAATATTGGTAATGGGCAAAATGCTGGCGCATCATTCTGTTTTCATCCTCTTCGTACCAGTTCCTGCGAATCGAGAGAACAATGGTACTGGAGCTGTCAATAGTTACCACATAAGGCAATGCGATACCCGTCTGTTTTCCTGTTTCATCGGCATCTTCAAATCCTTCAAGGTCTATGTTGACCATCATT